CTCCTAGTGCTATTACAGCCTCATCTGCTAAATATAAATCGCTAAACTCTTTTGATGTAGTACCTAAAGAAGCACCATCAGAAGCATTAGGAGAAATAGCAGTATCTGCTTCTATGGTAGTACCCGATAATACACCAGTAACGCCTAGTGTACCTGATACAACACCTGTTGTTATTCTTGTAGTACCTGATGAATGTATATCTTTAAATTTTTTACTTGCACTTCCTAGATCAAAAACCCCACTAGTTGTAGGAAGCATAGCAGCAGGTTGGATGTGTAGTTGTTGTGCTGATGCACCACTTACTTCATTATAAAATTCAATGTGATTATTTGTTGTGTCCACTAATACTTTATTTCTTTGGTCAGCATCAGCTACTCTATCTATAGGTGGACCTTCTGCTGATGTCCCATCATGTGAGTGACCTGACGTTTCATTAAAGGATGCTAAAACTTGGTTAAGTTCTGCATTAAGTGGTGCTGCTGAGATAACCTCACCGCTAACTATTTGTGCTGCTGATTGTCTAGTATATCCTGCCATTATCTGTATCCTGCATCCTGATAAGTTATGGAGAACCCACTAACACTGTAAGGTGCTTGGGTTCCAGTTGATGTTATGACCAAAGATATTGCTCTCCCTGATCCTTCTATATTTGTTTCTAATACTGGACTTGATGATCCATCAAACGTAAATGATGCATCGTAAGTACTATTAGTTGTAGTATATCTTGATAAAGCTCCTGCTGTCGTTAATGAATATGTAGTAGGATCTGGCGTATTATTGTCATCCCAGTTGTAAGCTATACCTAAGTTCAAACTGGAAGACCCCTCTGGTCTAGTAAATAACGATACGTGTTGGAATATTTTGCGTTTTTCGGTAGAGTCGAAATATAAAAAGGGAGTTGCGTAAACTGCCGTAACATCACCACCATCAAAAGTATTACCAGATTCTTGTTGATATATTTCACCGTTTAAATCTCCATGTAATACTACTTCTACGTTATTTATTAATCCACTAGTAGCAACAAAAGCTCTTATTCCTAGTAGTTCACCAAACTCCCATCCTATTCTTCTATCTGCAAACCTAAGTCCACCTATTATCCCACTTGTATCTGAAGCTGCTGTAGTTGTTTTAGGAAAAAAGTAACGAAACTGAGATTTATTTCTAATAACCACAGAAGACATATTTTCTAAGTCATGTGTACTAGGCAGTGATTGCAGCAACTGTTGTACAGGTTTAGAAATAGTTTCAAGTTCTACGTCACCAATTCTGGCAGTTCCTTGAATAGGTCGAATACCGTCAGAGGCTAAAAATAATACATCACCACCTATTTCAATAATACTATCTGTGGCAATACATCCGATATTATTTGTTACTTCTTGTTGAGAAAATACTCCAGATGATGCAGGTACAAGTTTTTTTATTCTATCTTTTCCAAATACAAATAAAGCATCTCTAAATTTTGCTATGCCTGTTATATTAAAAGAAAAATTTACATCTCCTGCCCCTGCGGAATTTACAAAATTATCATCTACGTTAGGTTTACTATGTAAAAGTGTATTTTTACTTGAACTAAAACCCCCATATATTTGATAACCATTAAAATCTGTAGTAAATTTTGCACTTGTAGGATCACCATCTTGACTAGTAATTAATTGAGAAGCAACACCTGCTGATGTAATTTTTGCTGGTGTGTTTGTACCATCACATATAATAACAGACTCAGTACCTGTAAATGAATTTTCAGACGTTCTTAATTTTGTAACTCCTATATTGGATCTATTTCCAAATACAGAAACCCATCCAGAAGTTGTAAATTTATATATAGAATACGATTGACTATATGTAGCTGTTACTGAATTTCCCCCAACACCACTGGCAGTTGATGATGCAGCAGACGTAAAAGATACAGTATAACTATTAGCATCTGGTACACCTGCAACTGTCATTTCAACAGCGTTGGGAGTTATACCTCCTATAGCTGCACTACCTGTAAATGTTACTTTATGTCCTACAGATAAACCATGATTACTGTGTGTAACTGTTATTGTTGAACTACCATTAGTTACTGCAAAAGGATTGTTAGGTAAGTCTTGCGTTATCGAATTTGCTTTAAATTTTACTGAGCTTCCACCACTAGTAGCACCAGAAGATGCTGCGGATGTAAACGCCACAGTGTAAGTATTAGTATCTGCTACTGTTAATATTTCCATATCTACATCATTTGGTGTAATTCCACCAACAGCACTAGACCCTGAAAACTGTACTCTATTTCCTACTACTAATCCATGACTACTATGTGTAACTGTTATAGTAGCACTACCACTAGTAACTACGAAAGGATTAGAACCTAATGAACCATTATGATCTTTTATATTTCTTCTGGCTGCATAAGGTATTCCATTTAATATCCAAACACCTAATACTGGTCCTACTCCTGCTATTGTTCCATAAGTAGAATTATAATCAGCATATCCACTAATACGCCTATACCCACCAAACTGTGATACTTCCATATTTAACATACGCAAAGCAGAGCCAGGATTAGTATTAGCTAAAGATAAAGCATCTTCATTAGTAAATAACCCACCCCTAGAGAGGACTGTTACATCCTTTAAAGCATCTACCATTAACCATTACCATGAGGTACATTTATTAATCTACTTACGCGAGTATCTCTAACGTCTGTAAATCTATTAATTAATAAGGTTCTCATTCGATCAATTCCTTGATCATACTTTACTTTAGCTAACTGAGCCTGTTGAGAATTATCTCTAAACATAAAGCAATGGTATAACGCACCATCTATAACTACGTGCTTATATGCATCTGGAACCGTCATAGTGTCTGTTGCATTAGACAAATCAGTAGCGTATGCAAAGTAACTATAGCTTACACTATACGTAGCATCAGGTCTAGGAGTAAATCCTACTTTATTATCTAATGTGCGATAAATATAAACAGGTTGATCATAGTCACCTGTACTTGCTTCTGAATCTCTTTCAAAAAATCTTTTTATAAATGTATCATAGTCGATTAGTTTTAAATTACGTGCTGAATGATTACTACTTTCATTATAGTTTATTCTAAATGAATCCCAATCAGCTATTTTAAAATCAGACTCTAACGCATACTCTTGTGTGCCTACTACTAGTGTTAGAGAACCAGCAGTAAAGTTAAAAGGAAATTCAAATTCTCTTTGGGATATTTCTTGTATTGAACTATTTATAGCATCTTTAACTTGTGCGCGAAAACCTGTAGCATTTGGAAAATCAGTTGCATTTAATTCAACTTCATTCAAACGTCTAAGGGTATCATTAACTAATGTTAAGTAGGTTGTTGTCATATCTCACCCAAATTAAAGAAGGGGGTAGCCCCAATACAGAACTACCCCACAATACTTTATTACGCTAAAACATCTCTTGCTACAGATGCTGCGCTTGCACTTTTATCAGCAATGTCAACAACAACTGCATACACACGAATTTTACCAGCAGTACAGTCGCTAGACCCTGCAATTAGTTTAACATCGATTGTATCAGCAGCAGTAACTAAAGCTGAAAAGGTTCCTAATGTAGCACCATTAGTACCTTTTGCTGGATAAGCAAGTGCATTAGTAGGCCCACCGTCAGTGATAGTATCACCTGCGTTTATTCCTACGTCTACAGTTACTGAAGTTCCAGTAAAAATTGTTAGAATTTCACAACCAGCAGAAAGTATAACGCTGTTTGCTGGTACTTCTAACAACTGAAAGACATCTGCCGATCCAACTGTATTACCAGCAGCAATAAACTCAGCGATATCTAAAGTTGCTTCCATGCTGTACGCAATTCTTTCAGAAGAGTTGTGAGCAGCAATAGAAGAAGTGCTTACACCTGCCGTAGCGGAGGTGGTCATATCAAAAGTAGCCATGATTTATTCTCCTTTACGAGTACAAGTTATATTTTGCACGAACAAGAGCTTCAGGACGAAGGATCTTGCGACCATACAAATGCATACCACGGACAATATCAGCAAAGCTGTCATTATCACGGTAAGTTTCTACCTTCTCAACTTGAGAAGCTGTAGCAACAGCAGAGTCATGCCCTGCAACAATTACACCAAAGTTAGAACCTGAACCACCAGTAGCAATTGTTGCTGGTCCTGTTCCAGGTGAAGGTAAATTGTTAGATGCATAAACTCTAAATCCACGGATCATACCAGAAAGAATCTTACCATTACGTAAAATGTCTGGATTTCCCGAAGCAAAATCGCTACTTAGCAATTTAGAGTTTTCATCATTAAGTTCTTCAGCAAACACTGGATCTACAACAACCCATCGTCCGTCACGGTCAACATTTTGTTGATCAAGCAAACGAGCCATTCTGTTAAGAACACCTAGGGGTGTAGCATCAGCAGACGCATTTGATGCAGATAATGCTATCGAATGTGTTCCTGTACCAC